GGGCAGCACAAGCTATCCTGAACGGTGGTGTTTTCCCTGAAGTGGGTTTCCATGGTTTCCCGAAGGCTCAGGTGGTCGCACTGTCGAAGCTGGAAGACAGATCGAAGTTGCGGACGGTAACTGCCGGTGACCGTATAACAGCAACTGCCGTCAACACTTTGCTTCTGGAGCGTAATAAGAGAGTGGCTCCGATCGACTATTTGGTTCTTAACCAGATCCCTCGGCGCGAGGGTGCCTTTAATTATGTCTTCAACAAAATATCCGAGGATCGAGACTTCGTTGCGAGGATCGACGGTCGCGCGTTCGATTCAACTGTGGCCGCCGAAGTAGCCACTATTGGCTCAGTTCGGCTATATGAGCGTGGCATACAAGATGCCAACGTCTTTAATGCTCGTGCAGCTGTCTCGATTGTGCACGCATATTATGAGGCCTTATGCCACGGGTTGATCGTCAACTTGATGAGTGGCCAGGTGATCCGAAAGACAGGCGGGGGTGGTACCGGTTCTGCGGCAACAACACCCGACAACCGTGATTGGACACGGCTCGTCCTCATCGCTTCTTTTTCTAAGACTTTTAATGTGCCACCAGCAGACTTTTTCAAACATGTTACCATCGGCAATGCCTCTGATGACGCCATTCTGGGTTTGAAGAAAGAGCATGCCGAACGATTGCACGAGTGGCTAGCCAACTGCCGGGATATGTTCGGAGTTGAGTTCAATTTCAATGTAACGGATGTAGTCGAGGAAGTGATCCACCTTGAAGCCGTTGTGCTGTCTGAGACCGACATTGATATGTATGACGCCGTGGGCACAGCGCCGCCTACACACCCGCTGCGTCACTCCCCTCAACGACTGATGCTCATGCGGAGTGCTTATCGGTCCGACCGCATGACGACAAACATCCTCAGGGCTTGTCAGGTCCTCGTTGAGTCGGCTACTGGGCACGCACTGCTGACTGCCCACTCGCCTGAAACATATTCATTGGTTGCGCAGGATTACATGGAGGCTGCGACGGAGCTCATGTCCTGTTTTTACACTGACTTTGCCTGGACGATTGGTCACTCTTCTGAGGGGCACGTCAACTCAGTGCACCCGCATTTTGGAACCGAATATACCTCTCGTTTCCTTAGGCAAGCAATGGCACGTACCCGATCCAAAGATCCTTCATCGCCTGCAGTGTTAGAATATTGCAGGCGTTTCGATCGTGCCAATCGACGGTGGCTGAAAGCACGTCCCTTAAAATCGTATTTCGAAGTTTTCCGTCTATGGACGAAACCCGAGGTCTGGAACCGTCAACGGCCTGCGCACAAGCGTTGGAACAAAGTGGTACCGTATGCACGGTTCTCTACACCATTCGTTGACTTGATCCGGTTGGGCCTTGTTCGGGGTCAGAGGTTTTTCGACAATATTCCACACGCTCTGAAAACACTGTCGCCGGAGGCGCATGAGCTTGCTTTTTCCCGACCATTTATGTCGTATGATTATATCGTCGAAATGTTCATACTTCGAAAATTTTGTCGACGCAACGGCAGACTGCCGAGCGATGCAGAGTTCCGCAGCGAAATTCGTAAATCTCCGTTTGCTTCCGCCACGGATCTTCAGTCGTTCCTCATAAGGCTATCGAGTCCACGCGTTTTAGTGTTGTGGGCCTCTCTTTCGGCTGATTCAGTTCCAGATGCCGACAAAAAGTACTGGATATCAAACGACGCCGTCCAGGGTCGTCTCTTTTGCCTCTTATTTTGGTACACGATCATCGACATTGTGATGAATCGTTTGGTTTCTGTTCCCTTACTTGGCATCGTTGTACTCTTATTCTCTTTCTGGGTTAGGTACCTTGACCAGGTTTATTCGATCTTGGGATTGGCGTACTGGGTTGCGACAGGTACAGCAAGTATCGCAATCGCGAATATCACACCCCGTGACAAGTATCTGGTGCAAAAGCAGGTTGCCGCAATCTTGGCGGGCCTCACCCCTCGAGTGTTGACTGACCATTGGATCGGCGTCTTTTCTTTCGCAGGTTATTTGGAGGTGGCGGTTGATGCCTTAACGTATTTGTGGCATGTACGCTCCACCGTCGAGACACAAGTCCTAAAAGCGTTGAGCGCGGAGTCTAACCCATGGATCCCCTTCTTGGCGGGGGTTGGATTTGGAACTCAAACCCTCGATCACGATTTGATAACAGGTGGAACGGGTCTTGGCAAAAGCACTTCAATGATTGCCACTCTGATTTCCCATTTCCTTGAACCCCGCGTTGTGTTGCTCGTGCCTTACAACGTGCTTGTCCAGAGCTACACCAATGATTTCCTGGAGAGGAGAGCGATCCACCTGCACCGTGCTGGAGATCCCTTTGAGCTGGGAGACTATGTAAGGTTGGTGGTTTGCACATATACAGCGGCTCTTGGGGAACCTAAGATCTTGGAGTGGGGTACAGCGATCATCGGGGATGAGTATCATGCGGCGCCGTTCTCCACGATAATTATTGAACATGTTATTGGGCCTAAGAAGTTCATAGCTGTCACGGCTACGCCTGAGGGCCCCTTTTGTCTGGCAAAAACGAAGATTGCCCATGCTCCCTCTGTCAACCGATTTGAACGTGAAGAGCGTGTTTTAGTCGAGGATATGGTCAACGTCTTAGAATCACTCCATACCCTATTGCCTGAGCCATCATCTCGGGTTCTGGTCATTCACCCGTCGCGGGCACAATTGGAGACATGGCACAATGCTGTTGTCAACCTAGGGTTTACTTCAAGTATTTTAACAGCTGGGACAGGCGATCCGTCTGTGGGACAGGTCCTTTTTGCCACTACAGTTGTGGACAACGGAATAAACATATTGCCACCCCCGGCTCTTCTAATAGATTCGGGCGTCTCCTTGATCAGGTCTAGGAATGGGACGAACCGTGATGAGTGTTATCAGCGAGCCTACAAAATGCACTTGCGACCGTCCCCACGGGCTATAGTCGCACAGAGAGCCGGTCGTGTTGGTCGGATCTCTAAAGGACTGGTGCTCCGGCTGTGTGCCGAAGTCGGGAAGCCCGATCTGATTTCCGTCGACTGGGCTCACTACCTTAAGTATCTTGCTGACATGGGGAACATACGACGACCCCCAATTCAAATAACTGCACGTCGGTTTTCTATCGACGATCCGCTTTTTGAATTCGAACGGGGCATAACGTTGGCGGACAAAGTGTTAAGCCTGATGGCCGTTGTGGTCGTTTCAAATGGAGGGGGCTTAATTGGTGGTTTACAGCAAGAGCGTATTGCAATGTTTGCACCTGATGGGGATGAAGCTCAGAGTCGCCAGAACGCCCACTCCGCTGCCTGTGCTATCCTCAATACAAAAACAGAGTACCCTACGTACCTACTACCGCTGCAACTTTTGTTGCCTCAGGTCGGTCTGCCTGTCTCTGGCGGGCACCGAACGACATGGTATTATAATACGTTCTGGCGGTTGACTGACAGTAATGAAATCACTGTGGTTTGATGCATCTCCATTTACTCTTTTCTTTCTTCTATGTCTTTCACCAGAGGAACGATCCTCTTCTATGCGTTGTTGATTATATTGTAGCCGTTTTAATCGCCTCCACCTTTCGGTTGCTACGCCAGTCCACGTTTTCTTGGTGTTGGGGGGAATCCCAGTGGTCAATTTATATAAATCTAGAGTTGATTGACCGAAATGCTAGACGTCTCCCGCGCTTCTTTCTTGATATGGGTGAGGTTGCCGAGCCTCACCACGTCCCTTATGGGTTGGGTATATTAGAGAGTTATGGTGCTGAGAATCCATAGGGATTAAACCCGTTCGACAAAATTGGTAGTCGTTTCTTTGCATCCATTATACCCGTAAATCTTGGGCCTTTGGCCCAT